GTCATTTTGAGCATCTTCGAAGGAAGTCCGAGCTCAACGGGCTCTGTTGTGTCGAATGTTGGGGTCTTGTCGGGAGCACCAGATGTCATATCAGGGGCAGCAAAGATGGCATCATCAAGTTTCTTAGCTCTTTTTGGGTTATTCAGTAGTTCAGGTGAGTTCCTTCTCATCATTGCAAAGATGATCGCATCTGATGGGTTCCGTGACACTGTCATAAGGCTTTCTGCTCTAGGCCGCACAGGGGCAAATCCCAGGCTTATCATAGTCCTGTTGATTCGCATTATAAACCGTTCAAGAGACTGGAGCGGTGACAAGCTAGGCACGCGCCTGAATTCATTTAGCCAGAACCTCATTGAAGCCTTCACTGCAAGCGTGTCTCTTCTCTGTGCATGCTGTATCTCCTGTCTCCCAAGGTAGTTGTAGGCTCCTCGTGAAGAGGCAACGTCCAGCCTTTGCTGATAAGCTTGCATCTTGGGGGTAGAGCTTAGTAGGCGGGATATGAGAGGAGCTGGAAGGTTCTCAAAACAGGAAGTTAACTTCCTTATCTTAGCAACCATGGTAGCAGTCAGAGGGTTCCCTACTTCCTCTAACCCAGCCTTTGAGGCAGCAGTCTCAGCCAACGCTGCCGTGATTGGAGTCGGGTCCATTGATGGAACGTCGCTGGCATAATCACCTCCTAGTATTAGGGATCTCATCTGCCCCTCTTTTGCAGTCTCCATGCTGACAATAACTTCCAAAGCGTGGCTCATGGCAGTATTGTTTGTATCAATAAGGCGTGAGGCAGTGTGGAGGAAGCTCTCTATCCTGGGCCTCTCAGTCGTCATGATCATATCCATCTGGCTGGGTATACCTAGGCCTCCCATTGACCTCGGGAGATACATGAGTGTGATAAGCTGGTCCATAGTGAGCTTGTGGGACTGCCTACGGAGAATTAAATAAACTTCAACAAGCATGTGGTAGTAAATTAAATCCACTGGCGCAAGAGCCTCCACAGTAGCACTTGCCTGACCTACTATAATATCGACATTCTCAAGCATTGGTGTGAATGCTGCCCGTCTTTCCCTTATCCCGAAGTTGGAAAGCGCCTTCCCCCATGTATCAACAAATCTCCCATCCTTGGCAACAAGCCCAAGGTACTCAAAGACGTTGCAGGCAACAAGCGTCTTATAGAGGTGGAAGGTAAGTCCGAGATCTTTATATGTCTCCTGGATAGTCTGCACAATGGCTTTCTTCGCCTCCCTGGTGTCATTCTTCCGCATCACCATCTCCAGGAGGCCGTCATCCGAGTATGCCATCACCAGGCCCTGCTTCTGAGAGCTGAGCAGCGCTAGCTCCATCACTGTGACATGAGCAGCTGTCCATACAAAGTTTAGGAATCCTTCAAAGCCACCACGGACCCCGGCGAAGACCCCTTCAAAACCCCTAGTTGAATGCACGACAATTCCCGCCCTAAAAATGACATCCAGTCGGCTTAAGAACGGATCGCCTGTGAGTTCTGCAAACAGATCTCCGATCTCATTCACCAACTCCATTGGAAACTTCTTGCTGAACTCGCTCATGTCGAAAGAGACAAAATAGAGTAGCAGTTCGTCACTCTTATGAGATGTTGCTCGTGCCATTGTTCGTAGTTGCTCCATCCTACGCATGTATGAACTGATGATGCTATTTCCAACCTGGCCATGAAATGCAGTCCTGCATAGCCTCTCCACCGCACTTATGAATGCCTTCATCTCTCGGGTTGCCATATAGAACAGACGACCTGCTGGCTTATGCTTCTCACCCTCCTTCGGCTCAGTGTTGACAGTGTAATGCAGGTTCTTATCGGCAAGGATCTCAGGCGCCAAAAGGTCGCTTGGAATATCATAGTGGCTCTCGATCCCTGCTCCCCTCATTAGCCGGCGTTCAAGCTTCTTATGAGCTTTTACTAGGCCCTTGAAGGTGCCATACCCTGCCTTCGGGTTCAGCTTGTCCCCTGACTCCAGCGCAGCGAGTATATCATTGCTCTTCCGCTTCTCAACATTTGGTAGAGGATCAGGTCTCCCCCCGCTCAACCATCCTATATTGTAAGATGACAGTTCGGCGTCAGGTGAGCCCTCCATCTCCACCGCACTGCTCTTATCATTGGTCCTCAGCTTAATGTCTTTGTAGTTCTGCATTTGCTTTAATGGTTCAAACTTGACTGCGGACCATAGATGAAGGGGCATTTTCTCCAGCTTCTCCCTATTAGGTGTTGGCCTGTCTAGCTCTGCCTGAAACTCAGTATCATCCGATTTTGCATGTGGAGGGATGTTATCATTCATGAGACTGAGGTACATTCGTTTTCGCAATAGCCCTCTAAACTTCCTCCTTGCCCCCTCAGTTGGGTGATTTGGTTCCTTAGCCCCAATTGCTGCGTCAAAACAACTCTTCATAGAGATGTCAGGAGAGATCACAAACTTGTACAGATTCCCCATCTGGGTGAGTTCAGAGTAAGAGTCAGTGAGGGATTCACATAACTCTATAATCTCATCACCCATCTCCCTCTTTATCCCATCGAAGGAAGACAGGGTATCCTTAACAACATTTGAGAGTGTCGTCTCTCTATCGGCTCCCTTCGCCATCACATATGCCCTCAACACACGAAATCCTGCACCAACATTGGCTTGATCTGTGACGCCTAGCCTGCATATGAGATTTATGAGGTCAATATGCACAGGGCCACTCCGTCTTATCAGATCACGGAAGAGCATGGTGAGGTTCCTGAACCGCAACAGTTGCTCAGGGACCCTTCTAAAATGCTCGGGCGTCAATAAGTGGCTGACCTTCCCAACCTTCACCATCACTAGTGAGCCCATGGAGTATACTTCAAACAGCTTCCCCTTCCTTGTACCTCCCCCTCTCCATGGGTCCTCCCCCTCACCCTTGAATCTTGCCAAGCGAGCCTGGTGGTCATTTGTGCACACACTGTACAGGTCCAAGAGCTCCTCAGATGCTGACTTCAGCAAGAGTGAGTGACCGTCAACAGAACCAACCGACATGTCTGCAGCATCCGAAGCCACGGGGGGGACAACACCTTCAATGAAGGACTGGGTCTTATTGAGCAACCCCAAGTATGAAGCTTGCATGTCATCTGTCCCTGCAGGCTTTACTCCATCATTGATCCGGAGCACGGCCTCGCTCAGTAGCTCGTAGCACATAGTATTGCCAATTAGCTGAGGGTTCAGGCTATCTGCTGCATCGCCGGAAATCCTGATCAGGCCTTGCTCGGATTGAATCTTGAGCTTAAGTCTTGATAACAGGGAGGTTGACGGATTCTTATTTGAAAGATACATGTCTCCATCCAGTCTTCGTATCTTATACCTTTTATCTTTAACGCCAGGGGCCGGTCCTAGAAGACCCATGAACTGCCCGGCAGTGACAAAGTGATGGAATTGGTCCAGGGACATTCCCCTGATCCTGGTAT